TTGTTAGTTTGTATTTAGACTACTACGACATGTCGCGATAGCCAGATTCCTGCTGGCTCTTGCGATTGACTTCTGCCAATGCAAGAAATGCTTTCATGCACCCAACCCATCCTGCCTGCATTGCTGCAGTCCTGGCGATTGATTCTGCATCATTTGATAGTATTATATCAGATGTTACTTTTGCTGGGCACAACTCACTCAATATGCTTTCGATTTTTTGCACAGGAACACGAGCAAGAAACTCTCTCAGTGCAACGCCATCTTCATTTTCCCAGTTTGTCATAAATTACGCGGAGGCTGTGGCCTTGTTGGGTTTGCCACACTATCGATGATGCCTTGTGGAGTTGCTGCTGCCATTGGATCAATTGCAATTTCAGTTGCTGGAATGGCTGCACCAGAAAGGACTGGCTGCATTGCTTCAGTGGCAGCTGCTTCAGTTGTTGGTTGCTGAATCATTTTCATCGCTTCCTCAATCATTGTTTGAAATTGCTTAAGGTCTCCTGGCTTGACTCCTTTTTGTGTCGCTGATTCAATGTGCTTCTGTGCATGCCCAAGTGCACCAGTCATGAATCCTTTGCTCATCTCGTATGGGATTGGCCCACCTTGAAGCAGTGGCGCCATGCGATCCATGATTGTTTTAAGATGAACCATATCATCGTCTGAAATGTCAACAGGAACTTCCTGCCCATTCATGATTGAAGACAATTCAAGAATCTGTTGTCGCTGTTGCTTGACTTGAGACATTGGGCTAAGATCAACATTCATCAAACGATTTGCAGCATCAGCTCCAAGCTTCGAGGAAATATCACGACGCTTAAGTTCAACTGTATCGATGATTGGGTCTGCAGCATAACGCATCATCACAGCATCAATCAATCCAGACTGAGAAGCAATCGCATCATCAACACTTGAACGGGACTTTGAGTTGGCAAGAATTATAATCTGAGAAGGAGTTAGTCCTTCATTAATCATTTTAAGAATGCAATCAAAAGCATCTGATTCGATGTATTCTGGCAATTCAATAAAGACAAAATCTTTATCAATTCCAAGCTCTGTCATTTTGTTAAAAAGCGACAAGTTGTAAATTGGAACTTTTCCAAGATTCTTAATCTGCTCAGCAACAGTGTTCGCATACTCAACAGTCTCAGAGTTGCAGATTCGTTTTTGAATCTCATCAATGAGTTCGAACATCTGATCTGCAAACCTAGCAAGGACGCCAGCCCTAATTTGAGCATCAATACTTGCAACATAATTTACTTCAGAAGCTGTCCTTGTCTGTCCACCTTGCTGAACCTGTCCTGGCATAAATGCACCAACTTGTATTTCAGCAAGTGTTGTCGCATGTTTGTCAAGATTGAAAAATGCTTCAGCATCAATTTCGAACCTAACTTTGTCCAGAACTTCAAATCCATCACCTACCACTGCAAATGGATGCATGACTGTAAGACCAGGAGTTTCAAGCACTCCAGTTCCGACTTTTGTCGTTCGCTTCATCAAAAGCAATCCACTGAGATGGAGTGCATCTTGAACAAGATTGCGAGCTTGCTCAACAGACACGTGAGTGTTGTAGAGTGCACGGCCAGCACCACGACTTCCATGCAGAGTTCGGTCGCCAATCTCAGCACTAAACAGCGTCAAACACTCTGTCATCTTGTCATACCTCGAACGACGGAAGAAAAGAGCTGTGCCATCGTCACGATCAAAGATGTAATGATCAATGCCGCCTGCTGGATTCAAAGCAAATATATGGCCAGCCTTGACCACACGAATGCTGGATGTGAAAGAGCTGGCAAGATTATTTTCACGAATCAGATCCTCGTAAACTCGACTGTTGGCTTCATTTGAACGATCATCAAATTGTTTTCCTGCTGTGTTGAGCTTCTTAACAAGATTGTCCACTCGCCATCCAGCTGAAGCAGCAATCTCGGAATCGCGCAGGATTTCCGTTATCTCATCAACAAAGTAGTCTTGCTTCAGTCCCCAAATTTTAACCTTCTCTGATTGCTGTGGACATCCGACATAGAACATTGCCTCATCAGAGCGATGAAGTTTTGGCTTCCAGCTAAACTCGTCTTCACGACCGACAGCAGCATATCCATAACCAATGTCCTCGTCGATAAGTTGCGTGACGAAGTCAGACCATCCTGACCAGTTACGAATGCAATCAGTAATGTTCTTTCTGAAGACGTCTTGCTGGGCTTCTGAGCCAAGAGACTTTTCAGAGAAATGGCTATATGTTAGCAATGGAAGTTGATCAACCATTTGCTTGTATGGTGGCGTCAATCGTTTCATCAACGAAGACATGAAGCCAGTTGGACGATTGCTACGCCAGGATTGGCCAGAGGCTTTGAGTTTCCTTGGATTCCATGGCTGCTCGCCATTCAACTTACGAGCGATTGCAGCATTCTTGGAGTTGCGCTCGCGATTGTCGCTGACGAAATTCTTGTATGTCTGGTATGCTTGCTGGAATGTTATTGTTGATGGAACCACCTCGCCTGTCGAGGGATTCACAATATCGTTCATTGTTGCATCATTCATTTACCATTTTCCTTTCGGGCAATTTTCTGTAACGAGCATTGCTTTGGCTCTGATTAAACATTCGCATATTTGACATTGGTTGGCAACATTGTGTTCACAAATTTTGCACAGATCAAGCCTCTTGTTCTTTATTGACGAGTCAACAAGTATTTGATCACCTGATGCGGCAGCATCAACAACACGACCTGCTGCATCGATAAAATTAAACAATCCTTGCTTTGTTATTTTCATTTGGCCCAGCAGTGGTTTGGAACATCATTGCTCCTCATGATCTTTTCTTTCTTCAGCCAGACTGCTGCTCGATTTTCGTGCTTGAGGATTTGACATGCTTTTAATTTGTGGCCACGAGGAACATCATTGCCAAATCGCAGAATATTGCTCATGCGACCAACTGCCTCCGAGCAAGACCCACAGTTGCTATTCCACTTCGTATTGTAGCGACATCCCAAGCAAATGTCAGCACGTCTCAATGCCTCTGTGCGCATCTCAAGGTTGTCAATGGAGTGATGGTCGATTGTTTTATCAAGCCACTGAAGCATGTGATCTGTCAGCGTTTTGATTTCATTCGACTTATTGTCCACATAAACTTCAACAGTATATGGCAACTCAGGATGGCACATGTGCGAGAAATTCGCGCAAATGTATTCATCAACATCAGCCTTTGCATCACCGATTGGGATCACATTGTCAGCTCTGAATTTGATCACAGCTTCAATCAATTGTTTGTATGTGTCGGCTCGTATTGGCGCAGGCATATCCAATCCTGCTCGATTCTTTTCAGGTTTGTGCCAGCCTCCTGGCATAACGATAGATTCAATTACTTCTCTCATGTTGACATGTCTAAGAACTCAAGCACATCGACAACTCCATGCTGTTGCCGGCTTGAGGATTGTTTTATTTGTTTTGGGTTTTCGACCATCCTGCCTGATATGCCTTCATTCATCCTCACTCCATGGACAGCGATGATTAATGAGTCGAACCTATCAGGTGAACTGCCAGAGTTGCGTTTCTTGAAGTCCCTTTTGCTTTCAATTTGAAGAATGCCGCGACCCTTTTGTTGATAGCGACGTGGGACTGTTTCACGCTCGAGCTGATTCCAATTGATGCCAATGTTCAACTTGATAAGATCAGTTTCCATGAATCTCCGGACAGCGAATGACATCTCAGTGACAATGTCGTGATAGATCTCAGAGCACTGATGCGAATCGTCCTCAAGTATTCGAGTGTCAGTTGCTGACCAACCAAACATAATGCCGAAGACCTCTTGGCCAAACATTGAGCAAAGTGCATCATGGACGCCAGTGCCATTGCCAGTGCGATCGGTTGATAGCCAGCGTGGCTTGACGAACAATTCGCCACACAGCTTCATGATCGCTTTGGACTGTTCAATTGTGTCACACTTCTCAAGGACAAACTGCTGTTCAATCTGAATCACTCTTCGTTCACTTTGGAACTTGTGAAACTCTCCACGCGTATCTGTCCAACCGATTGCAGATCCTTGACGCAAGAGTGTGAAGATAACACTATCATTGCCATCAAATGCCATATCAACGCCAGCAGCAGCCACTGTCGGACCACTGAATGTGTAAACTCCTTTGGCTTTGGCAAACAATTGCTCATTGATGATGACAACTTGAGCAGAAGCTTCTGGGAACCAACCACGACCCATTGTGAAGTATTCTGGATTGTTCTCACCAAGCTTGAGTAAGTTTTCAAATCCTTCGAGTGTCTGAAGACCTTCGTAGATCAGTTTCCTTTGGGCAACATTCTCACACTTGGCGCCATCGAGTCTTGTCACACGCCAGCCACGCGATGAGTCCCATGCTTCTGAGCTGTCAATGTCCAGCGATGCCCATCCATCTTTTGGCTCAGCATACTCGCCAAACTTGGACGTGCGATCCTTCGGGTTGGTGGCAGCAAAGATCTTCACACGACTATTGTCCTGAGTTTCCGTCAACAGGATGTTGTTGATGTCTTCCCAAACTCCACCAGGAATTTCCTCAGCTTCATCCAGCAGAACGCCAATCCTGCTCAGACGGCCAAACTTGGGATGCTCGTCGCCAGTCCTCGGGACAGGATGGAAGCCACGCAAACGACCCTTGCCATCGTCGCCAGTGGGAATGGTAACCAAGTGTATGCCTTGCTTGTCATCATCATTAATTTGGATGCTCTCAGACTTAACAACAACTCCTGGCAAAGGAACAATTGTCGATTGCATCAAGTTCTTTATGTTGGCGAAGATGTTGCGCTTGGCATGCTCACCAGTCACTGACATGACCTTGAGACACGTCCATGCTGGATCGTCCAACCAATCGAGTGCAAAGTAAACAGCACCAGAGTAAGATTTGCTCAATGATCCGCCACCTTGAATCAGATTCTTGCTATGGTTGGTCAGAGCTTTCCAAACCAGCTTTGTGCAATATGGCTCAGGAGTGAACAACTCTGGACCCCAAAGCAAGATGGCAGCAGCAATAAAGTAGCGTTTGCTGATCAAGAACTGAGCATACCGCCATATTGTCGTCTCACAATCCACCTTGCTGATCTTGATGGATTTTTCCTGCTTCTTTGCAGTGCAGTGACGCAAGATGTGTTTTGTTGGCTCAAAGATGTTGCCGCTCTCAGTGAACAATTGTCGTATTTTGTAAGCTTGTTCACGATGGAAGTCCTCACCATTGCCTTGAGCAATTTTCTTGGCAGGATGGAGCTTATCACGCACCACACATCTGCTTTTGACAGATGGCCTTGGTCCTAGGCGAGGATTGACCTTGCGCTTGACGGAGTACTTATCATTTTCGTTCAATCGCGAAATTCCTCCAACATTTCAAGCACGTCTTGGCTTGCACTGATCTCAATGTTTTCTTTATCCCAACCACTCATCTTTGCCAGACGCTCCAGCGTGCGCAAACGATCCGGCGTAACAGCCACAGGAATTGCATCCTTGCCGACATAACGGATGTCGCATAGGTTGCTGTCCAATGATGCCTCGCTAGGCGACAATTGAACCATCTGGGCTAACATGCGCAATACGTCTTCTTTCCCTAAGTCGAGTTTCTTGCAATCATCTTCAACTAACTCCTGTATGCGCGAATCCACGTCCGGTCGTTTGCGCAGCTGGTTGGCCAACATGTGCGGAGCTTTGCCTTCATATTCAGGATCAGCTTTGAGTGCGGCATTGCGTAGCGACATGCCTTTGGCGACATATCGAGCGAATCGCTCGTGCACGATGTTCTTGAGAGCTGGCATTATTTGTCTTGGTTTTTACTTTCAAGGACAAACTCCAGCTAACTTTTGTTTAAGTCAAGTCGATTTTTTCTAACTCAATGCCAAACAATTTAGCCAATTCAAGACTGGTCAAATCACGATCGTAGTCTTCAGCGTAAACAATTTTCTTGATGCCATAGCTGGCTATGATCTTTAAACATTCATTGCACGGGAGCAGCGTTGTTGCTAGCAGTGAGCATTCTCCTGGCCTGACATAGCGCAGGGCATTTTGCTCAGCATGCACAACAAACGCTCTCCGGCGATCTCTGTCGCTCCAGTCTTCAGTCATTCCAGCAGGGAAGCCATTGTAGCCAACTGCCGCAACAGTATTGTCGTGTCTCAGCAGGCATGCACCCACCTTTATCCATGGGTCTTTGCTGTTAGTTGACACAGTAAAAGCAATATCCAACGCATATTCTGACCAATTCATATCATTCCTCTTTATTTACTTCCACACAGTTTCACTCATTTATTTCGGAGCATTTTCACTCCATTCGTACGAAACCACAACAGCCACAGTAGCTTCCGAGATTTATTTCGAACTTCGGAGAACCCCACTATTTCTCTCCAGCGAGATTCTCCCGTTCCCATAGTTTCCTTTTTGCCTATTCCTTTATTAATAATATTTATTTATTTATAAAAAATAAAGAGCCTCCGAAGTCCGAAGTGTTCATTTTACTAAAACCACAACTATAACAACTTACGAACATTTCGTAGCAACGAATTTCCAACGAAGCACATCCGAATTTCAACCACTTACACACACCTCCTAAACACAGCAGCATAAAAATTACGACTACTTTTGGCCTTTGGGAACATGTCATTTGTCACGAAAACAATCACTCCACCAACACTAAAATACGGAGGCACAACTATTTCCAAAGGACTTTGATACTTCTTGCTTTCCTCCGACCTCAATTGAGCAATCAGAGCCTGTGCAAAACACTCGTTGACATACAAAGGTGGGTTTTCCCCTTCCTCCAAGTCCTCGACCATTTCTAGACGGCTCCTAGCCACCAGCTCACCTATGACTGCAATTGGCTGAGACGGCTCTTCATCCTTCAAATTCATTTTTTGCCCTCTTTCAGCGATGTATCATCGGCGCACTCCCAGCATTTTTGTTCCGGTGTGCAAACGGGGCATTTTGCGCCCTCCTTAAGTTGTTCAAGTTCAGCTCGGAGGCTATCTCTCATCCTCATATCGCAAAACAGCATCGCCCTCTCCGCAATGTCGCGCAGCTTGGCGTTTTGCTCCCGCAATTTTTCTGCCTCCTTATTAGCCATGTCTCGGCCATCGAGAGCTGCTACAAACTTTGCCCGAATCGAGTTTAGCTCACATTCTATTTTCAAAACCTCAACCGCAAGAAGCGTTGTATTCACTGGCCTTATTTTAAGGTGTTCGCATAAACCATTTATGGCAGTTACATACCAAGATGTTTCTTTTAAGAGTTCTCTCGCCTCGTCTCGCTGTGATTGCAATTTAATTAGCTCAATCGTTGCTTGTTCAAGTCGATCCGTAACTTGCTCTAAAATGGAATGGGCCTCGTCGCGCTCTCGCTTTAGTTGGTCATGTTTTCGTTTAATGTCTTGCAGCTCCATGACATCCTCCCTCGCCTCACGCAGTTCGTGTATCACTTCCAAAAGCTGCATAGCCAGTTTGTCGCGCCCATAAAAACAGTTATCACAATAGCATTTTTCGCGAGGTTGAGGACGATCTTCGTCCTCGTATGTGTTCAGATTTTTGTTCGGATTTTTTGGATCGTAGTAACAGAGATTGCTTTTTATTTCTTGCTCACTCATTTCGCGCGAATTGGACTCCTGTGGAGTTGACTCGATGGGGTCAGGGATGTTGTTGCAATCGCAGCATGATCGCTTCCATCCAGACACCTCATGCCAGTATTGCGCGGCGTCCTCATCCTCTCCGACGGGCATTAGTCGCCCGTCTTCCTCTTCTGCCAACAGGCAAGACCCGTGGAAGAACGTGTTAGCGGTGCCGATGATTGAGATGACGCGGCCTGTGCCGTGCTGGTAGTATTTGCCTATTTTGAATTTCATAAGGTTATGTAGTTCGCGATCCGGTGCATCCGTCTCTGGTGTTGGTCTGCTCATTTTGTTTCCTTTTGCTTTCGCAAAACAACCAAACATTGATCGACCGCTTCTTGTAGTGCTTTTTTGTTTCCTGCTATTGGAGTCAGCCCGATTACAGCGAGCAGACAATCCAATGCCTCCCTCGCCTCGTCGCGCTCACGCTCGACATCAGGTAACTTAGCAATTCGGTTGGCTAAATCACACTCATCCCCGACTGTCTTTCCTCCGATTATCTGGGCAAAAATTTCGTAACCATCAGTGATTGCAAAACTTCCTTCTCCTGAATAGTCGGTTACATACCATTTTGGT